CTTCTCAAACCGTAGAGTATTTTACTGCAATTGCAACATTCAAATATACTATTTTCGAAGTAGAACCTTTATAATTTTTTAATTTGGAGTTATTATGAGTACAAAAGTAAAACCGATGCCCCTGCCTTCAATTCCTAAATTGCCAAAGGCAGGCGGCAATCAAGAGGCAGCAAACAATCCCAACGAAAAAAAGCTAGAAGTGAAAATAGACGACCTTCGTAAAGAACGTATTTTCATTGCTACTCCGTGTTATGGCGGACAATTAACTGAAGCATATTTTAGATCAACTATTCGATTACTAACTTTCTGCAATCAACATCAAATTCCTATTGCGTTTGGAACTATTGCGAATGAATCTTTGGTTACTAGAGCTAGAAATGTTTTGGTAGCATATTTCCTACAAAGCGATTTTACTCGTCTAATGTTTATTGATGCAGACATCGAATTCCAAGTTGAAGATGTTATTAAACTAATTGCTCACAATAAAGATGTTGCCGTAGGTGCATATCCTAAGAAAGGTGTCAATTGGCAGCGTATTCGTGAAAGCGTTCGTCAACATGATACTGCATATGACGACAAACAAATTGCATCATTTGGTAGCGATTATGCAATCAACTTTAAGTTCATTAATCGCGAACAGAAACAAATTGCAATTGAGAATGGGTTGATTCGTTTACACGATGGCGCAACTGGCTTTATGATGATTAAACGAGAAGTTATTGATAAAATGATTGCGGCGTATCCAGATCTAAAATATAACAATGATTTGAATACACCTCCAGAATTAAATCCTCATTTTTACGCATTCTTCGATACAATGATTGATCCAAAGGATAAGCGTTATCTTTCTGAAGATTATACGTTTAGTCGTAGATGGCAAGACATCGGTGGCGAAATTTGGCTTGATCCGTCGATCTCCCTGAACCACTATGGTTCGTTTAATTTCCAAGGTAATCCTTCTCAAATTATTCAAGTAGGATAATTTATGAAATTATCTGATCTTCAAGAATCCTGGGCGGAGGATTGTAAGATTGATGAATTGAATCTTGGTCGTGAATCTGCCAGAACCCCAAACCTTCACGCCAAGTATTTAAATTATCTAACATCTAGCAAACTAAATCTTCGTAAAGCAGAATCCGATTACTTTAATACTAGACGATTAAAGTATCGGTATTACAGGGGCGAATTAACAAGCGCCGAACTTGCCGAATATGAGTGGGATCAATGGCAAGGAAATAAACCGCTAAAAAATGAGATGGATGAATTTTTGTCCTGCGATAAAGACCTAATAACTCTTGAGGATAAAGTGGAATATTTTAAAACTGTTTTATATCAGCTTGAGCAAATTATTCGTTCTTTAAATAGTAGAACTTGGGATATAAAGAATTGCATTGAGTGGAATAAATTTACAAGTGGAATGATGTAATGGTTGCAGATATAATATTGATTAAAAAAGATGAGGTTCATATAAAGGTGTTATGTGATCCTTCAATTGCTCAGGAACTAAGTGATCATTTTTGTTTTGATGTTCCTGGAGCAAAATTTCATCCATTATATAAATCTCGTATGTGGGATGGCAAGGTTCGATTATTTTCAATGTTTACCAAAGAGCTATACACAGGGTTAAAAGACTATGTGACTGCTTTTGCTAAAGAACGAGAATATACGGTACAAGATTCAATTATTCCGAATTTTAAAGATTCAGTCACATATGATCAGGTCAAAGAATTTTGTCTTAGTTTAAAATTGGCATCTAAAGGTCAGCCTATTAGTATTAGGGATTATCAAATAGATGCGGTATATGCAGCAATTGTTGATAGTAGACGTCTTTTACTCTCTCCCACTGGCTCAGGTAAATCTCTTATCATATACTGTTTATTACGTTGGCATGAGATGTTCAATAGACGTCAACTTATCTTAGTACCAACAACGTCGTTAGTAGAACAGATGTATACTGATTTTCAAGACTATTCATCTATGAATGGTTGGAAGGCATCGGAACATTGCCATCGTATCTACGGAGGACATGAAAAATCTAATGAATATGATGTTATAATTAGTACATGGCAATCTCTTTATAAATTACCTAAATCCTTTTTTAGTGATTTTAAAACAATTTATGGCGATGAGGCGCACCAGTTTAAAGCAAAGTCTTTAACTACAATTTTAAATAAGTGCGATAACTCTCCTTTTAGAATTGGAACTACTGGAACCTTAGATGGGCTTAAAACTCATAGATTAGTACTTGAAGGTATTTTTGGTCCTGTCTTAAAGGTTACTTCTACTAAGCAGTTGATAACAGATAAAACCCTCGCAGATTTAAAAATATTTAATATTATATTAGAATATCCTGACGAAATACGAAAATCTCTAAAAGGAAATTCGTATCAAGAAGAAATGGATTTTCTTGTCCAATATGAACCAAGAAACCGGTTTATCCGCAATCTTGCTTTAAAGCAAACTAATAACACCTTGGTACTTTTTCAATATGTTGAAAAACATGGAAAAAGTTTACACGAAATGATCCAACAAAAAGAACCAAATCGAAAAGTGTTTTTTGTATATGGCGGTACAGATACAGAGCAACGTGAGCAAATACGAGGATTGACAGAAAACGAAAAGGATGCTATAATTGTAGCATCGTATGGAACTTTTTCAACTGGGATAAATATTCGAAATTTACATAATATTATATTTGCCTCCCCCTCTAAGTCGCGCATTCGAAATTTGCAATCAATTGGTAGAGGACTTAGAACAAGCGATAATAAAGATAGTTGTACGTTATATGATATAGGTGACGACCTTACTTGGAAATCTAAAAAGAATTACACCTTGTTGCATATGATAGAACGTATTAAAATTTATAATGATGAACATTTCAATTACAAATTAATTAAGGTATCAATCTAATGGAAGATACAACATACTATAAATTATTGAAGCTTTCATCCGGGGATAATATTATCTGTGGAACTGAGGATAACTGTGTAAACTTTACCGATCGCGGTATGATAAGCATAACTAATCCAGTAGTTCTAAATGTTATTAGAACTCCGAAGGGTAGAAATTTAGTAGAGACGTATATACTTATACCGTGGTTTAGTTTTGCGAACGGGAATGTATATGAGATTTCTACAGACCAAATTATCACAGCTATAGATATTAAAGAATCGTTGAAGTCGAATTATTTTTCATATTTGGAACAACGTGCATTAGAAGAAGAAATAGAAGATGGATTATCAGATGACTTTGATAATGAAGATGAAATTCAGGAAATAGAAGAATTTCTGGAAACCTTGGGAGAAATACATGACGACGAACACGACTACGATGGAAGAGACGACACCAACACTACAAGAAGTAGAAGAGGTACGAGAACCCTCCACTAAATCTAAAATGGATCCTGCTCATTATGTGGACAATAAAAAATTCTTAGCAGAATTGTTAATATACAAGACTGCTGTAGATGCTGCAAAGGAAGCAGGGCAGGAAATTCCTCAGGTTCCAGATTATATCGGCGAATGTTTTATTAAAATTGCGACTCACCTTTCATACAAATCCAATTTTATTAATTATACCTTTAGAGATGATATGATCTCAGATGGCATTGAAAACTGTCTAACCGCTGCAGGAAAATTTGATCCTACCAAATCATCTAATCCATTTGCATATTATACACAAATTATTTTCTTTGCTTTTATTCGCAGAATTCAAAAAGAGAAAAAACATCAAGCAACCAAATATAAAATAATTGAAAATTTAGATTTGGATTCTATTATTCAGCAAAATGATGATAGCGAATCCGGTAGACAATTAATTGAATATTTGAAAAAACAATTAGATACAATTGATCCCGAAAAACGGGAAACCCCTTCCGAAACAAAATCTCGAAAGAAAAAGTCCGCAGAAACGGACATTCCTACTATAGACTTACTTGATTAAATACTATATACTGTATAATTAAATTGATAAAGACTTATATGAGCAAAATTAAAGTAGCAGAACTATTTTATAGTATTCAGGGAGAAGGTCGGTACATGGGTGTACCTTCCGTATTCCTTCGTACATTCGGTTGTAACTTTACTTGTAGTGGGTTTGGTATGCCGAAAGGTGAATACAGTAAAGAGGTCGATTATGTGGCTGCAGAAATTGGTAAGTTTCTTTCATATAAAGAACTGCCGCTGGTTAGTACTGGTTGCGATTCATATGCTAGTTGGGATCCAAGATTTAAAGGGCTATCTCCTCTACTTGAAGTCGATAGCATCGCAAAATCTATTGTAGAACTATTGCCCGCAAAAGGTTGGCAACAAGAGCATTTGGTAATTACTGGCGGTGAACCTTTGTTGGGCTGGCAAAAATCCTACGAACAGTTATTAGAACATCCTTTGATGAAATCTTTAGATGAGCTAACATTTGAGACAAACGGTACCCAATCTTTGTCTGAGGAATTCAATGAGTATCTATTTCAAGAATGGACACGCTTTGGTAGAGATTATGATAAATTAACTTTCTCGGTTTCCCCTAAATTATCTGTTTCGGGCGAAAAGTGGGAAGATGCAATTAAGCCAGATGTAGTTTGCGACTATCAAAAAATAGGTAATACATATCTAAAATTTGTAGTAGCATCAGAAGAAGATGTTGTTGAAGCAGAAAAAGCAGTGGCGGAATATCGCAAAGCAGGATTTTATGGGCATATTTATTTGATGCCAGTAGGTGGCGTTGAAACCGTGTATTATATGAACAATAAACGAGTTGCAGAAATGGCAATGAAATTGGGCTGGAGATATTCTGATAGATTGCAAGTTCCCTTATTTAAGAATCAATGGGGAACGTAATGGAGTATAGCTATGCTGAGTATGACGCCGATATGTATTCGCTGTTATCAAAAATAAAACAAAGTAATAAAAAATATGATTATGTAGTTGGTATTAAACGGGGGGGACTTATCCCCGCAGTGTGTTTATCGCATGCGTTAAATATTCCATTATATAACTTAGATTGGTCTACACGGGATTGGGCGGTGCAGGATATTCGTAATCAAGTATTACAACCCGAATCTAAAATTTTGTTAGTAGATGACATATGCGATTCTGGCAAAACTCTAACAACTTTAAAAGAACTATATAGTTTTTGTGATATTGATACTGCGGTGTTAGTTTACAATGTAGACCAGATACACATACCAAATTATTATGCAAGAACTATTAATCGAAAATATCAAAAAGAATTTATTAATTTCTGGTGGGAATCATATAAATAACTATGTCGCACAAAGGCGACAAAATACAAAACTCATATCCGTGTAAGGAAGGATTCTAAAATGTCATACAATAAAACTAAAACTGATTCAATATTAGGACAACAAGTGCATGCGCACTTAGTTAAATTAGGAGTGGAAACTCCTACTATAGATGCATCTAAATTAGATCGTAAAGATAAGATTGAAGAAATCGAAAAACACTTTGCATCTATAATGCACATACTTGGTCTAGATTTACGAGATGATTCTCTTAATGAAACACCTAAGCGTGTTGCTAAAATGTATGTCAATGAAATATTTTGGGGATTGGATTATGACGCATTTCCTAAATGCACTACTGTTGAAAACAAAATGCGTTATAATGAAATGGTCGTCGAACGCAATGTAAATGTTCAGAGTAATTGCGAGCATCACTTCGTAGTTATTGATGGATTGGCAACTATCGCATATGTTCCTAAAAATCATGTTCTTGGTTTAAGTAAAATTAATCGTATTGTAGAATACTTTAGTAAGCGTCCTCAAATACAGGAACGATTAACGGAACAAATTTTTCATGCATTATGTTTTATTCTAAATACTGACGATGTTGCTGTATTAATTGATGCTCAGCATTACTGTGTTAAATCTAGAGGTGTTGAAGATACCGGTAGCTCTACTGTTACTGTGCGATTAGGTGGGGGATTTAAGACTGACCCTGCAGTAAGAAATGAATTTTTAAGTATTGCGCGAATGGGTAAAAAATGACTGTTCATGTTATGATTGATCTTGAAACAATGTCCACGAGATCACATGCGGCAATTTGTTCAATAGGTGCAGTAAAGTTTAAAGGTAAAGAGGTTCTTGATACCTTTTACTGCACCATTGATTTAAAAACTTGCAAAGATGTTGGTCTACATATATCTAAGGATACTGTAGAATGGTGGTCTAAACAAAATAAAGAAGCACTAAAAGCGTTAACTAAAAATACTATTCCTTTGGACGAAGCTTTAACCAATTTTGAGGCCTGGTTCGGTCCTAAGAGTTTACCTATATGGGGCAACGGTGCAGTATTTGATAATACAATTCTTACTAACGCATATTTCTATTCTGATAGAGAACCTCCCTGGAAATGTTGGGATGACAGATGTTATAGAACAGTTAAGAATTTATTTAACTGGATTCCTGAAGATGACAGAGTCGGCGTTCATCATAATGCTTTAGATGATGCGATGCACCAGGCAAAACATTTAATTAAAATTTTAGGTGACTCGTAATATTAAATTGAGTTGATTAATTATGAATACATATAAAAAACGAATAGCATTTTGTCTTAGCGATCAACACACTATACCTCACGGCGGATTAGGTCAATTCGCAAAATCCTTTATTGAAACCTTTACTCCTCTTGGATACAAGGTGGATATTATATTAGATAAACCCGCATCTAATATTGAATTTAAAACATACTTAGAAGAACAAGGCGCAAGATTCATTTGCGCCGAACCTATTAGTTATACAAATCATACTAAAACTTTTATGTTTGAGGACTCCTTTAACTTTGAAAAGATGGTAAATTTCAGAGAATCTATGATGAAGGCTCTTAATGAAAATTTATATGATATTATCATCTGCAATACATTGGAATCATTTCCCGCAATATATTCTTTAAATTTGCAAAAGAGCATTCAAGTAATTTATTATACCCACAATGAAAGTATGGTATTTTTAGATGATCGTGAATGGAAGAATGAATTTACTGAATCATTTAATGAAACATTCAATGCGTTAATGGGAGTTAAAGGTATTACGATTGGTACTCAGACTTTGCGAAATTTATCAGAATTACATAAGTCCAAAATACCAAATGCAAAATATTTACCTATTCTTATGACTGAGAAAACTTTACTGCAAACTCACATTAAACCAAAAGAAGGTGTATTGTGGATTGGTCGCTGGGAACCTAGGAAAAATCCTGAAGCATTTATTGAAATGATACAAAAAACGGGTTTGCCGGCAAAGGTAATAACTAATGCAACAGGTGCAAAAAAATTTGAGACTGCGCTACAAGCTATCAACGCAACATATGAAATAAAATTTGGTATTTACGGGCAAGAAAAAGTTGACTTCTTAACATCTGCTCGAGTTGCATATAATCCTGCAATACGAGAAAGTTTTGGATTAGCTTTTTATGAAACAATTGGGCATATGCCAACCGTAGCAATAGAGGGTATGTCCTGGTTAAAAAATTTCCCACCCTCAAATTATTTTGCAGTACAAAAAAAGGCAGTGGCATCGGTAGTACTTGATCTCTATTCTAAATTTGAAAATTCAAAAGATTGGTATCAACAAGGTGTACTAGAGTCAATTCGTTCTTTAGATAGAAACGGAATAGAAGAATGGGAACGATGTTTTGATTCTTTTGAATGTATCAAATCCGAATCCGAAAGAGCAAAAATTAATGAAGTTACTTTATCTACATATAAAGATTTTATAATTTCTTTAAATAGGAAAGCTTTGTCGATTGATGATGTCCGTTCTGTATTGACAAACAAGCATAAATTTAATATAATATACACAGATACACAAACCTATATATCCAAAGATAAAAACTTTGTTCCAAAAGAAGAATCTGATAATTCACTAGAAAGTTTATTCGTATGAGCCGACAATTAGAATATGTTATATCTGGACCAGCTTATCTGCGGTTAGGATCCGAGCAATGTGAAGACCCCGAAACATTGCAGATGATCAATGATCTAATTGGCAAAACGGTACATAATAAAAACAACCATCAATTTTCTCTATTATATAATGGATTTACTGAAAAGAACTTTGGTAAAAAATTACAAAAGTATAGACCGGCAATTAAAAATATTCATGCGGATTCTGGCGGTTTGCAGATTGTTACTCGCGGATTACAAAATACTCCTGAGACAAGAAACAAAGTATATGAGAATCAGGCAGCATGGGCAGATATAGGAATGGCATTTGATGAGATTCCGGTAAAGTCTACTTCTGCAAGCGGCGTATCTTCAAAAATTGATACTAAGCGAAGGTATGTAGATATGGAAAATTTTGAAACATATGCTAGACAAACAGGCAAGAATGTTAAAGATCAAATTTTAAAATTTGATTCTGTAAAAAGTAATTGTCGCCCCTTTGTTATTATTCAGGGGTCGGGTCAAGATACCTACCATCAATGGACCGAATATATGTTAGATGAAATTCCTAAAGAATTGCATCATCGTATTGGCGGCGTTGCTATGGGTTCTGCAGCATTAGGCATGGGACCACTTGAGGATGTGAAACGTGCATTTTATGTAAATGCTGTGCCTTTTGAAAAACCCTTTCATCTACATGTATTGGGGGTAGGCGCACTAAAACGTATATTGCCGTATTTACTATTTAGCCAATCTGGATTATATAAAGATATTGATATCTCGTATGATTCTACGACACATTCTATGTCATTGGATAACGGTTTATTTTATTTTTCGCATTGCAAAAAAGGTACACCTGGCGACTACGGCGGTTCATCTGTAAAAATGGGTAGACCATATTCTAATATCTATCGGACTGTTACTAACGAAATTAATTCAGTATGTGGTACCGATTACTCCCCTGAAGAATATCACAAATTAATGAATATTTCGGTAGGTGAGTATTTAGAAAACGGCGGCAAATTTATAGATATCATGCGTGCTAGACTTTCCTTTATTTTAACAAATGTGCATAATTTTACTATGGATGTCTCGAACTTAATGAATTCTAAAGATGAATTCTTGCGCTTCTGCAGAGATAAAAATTGTGAGAATGAATATAGTACATTGTTTGATGTTAAGACATCTGAAGATTTTATCTATTGGGAAAAACACGTAGGAAAATTTATGGATTCATCTCCGGTAAACATTATTGCACCATCATCTCTTGAGGACTTATTTGCATGAATTTTGCTAGTTCAATTATTAATACATCTGACATAATTATGAAACAAACAAGTTATATTTGGGTAACATTTCAAAAAGAGGGTATCCACAAATATCCTGCTGCGGCAACGGATCCGAAATTGGCAACAGGCGATTGGCTTGATGTTAGTTTCTTAAGTACACCGCATCGGCATATATTTCATTTTAGAGTTGAGATGCAGGTATTTCATGATGATCGAGATGTAGAATTTATACAAGCAAAGCGAATAATGGAACGATGGTATTCTGATGGCACATTACAGTTAGATTATAAATCTTGCGAAATGATGGCTAGAGAGCTGTATGGACGCCTAAATACTATGTGGCCTAATAGAAATTATGTTATTGAAGTATCTGAAGATAACGAAAACGGTTGTAAACTATATTTTGGGGAGTAAATACTGATGCGTAAATTGATATACTGTGGACTTGAGCCATATGAAGGCCGTTATACTTTGCAGCTTCAGCAATGGAACGAAGCGGCATTTAAACGTAGAGGCATCAATTATGAAATTATCCACGGTGATACTTTGGATAATTCTAAGTCAATTGTAACCGGACAAGTATTAGATGCGCATGGTCGTAGTTATTATTCTTTGACACAGATGGCAAAACTTGTTGCAAAGATGAAAGCTGGAGAAATTCAGTATGATGACATAATTTTCTTCGAAGATATGTTTACTCCTGGAATGGAAGTATTGCCTTATATTATGGATCAATGTGGTTGGGAACATCAGCCTAGAGTATTTGTTAGGTGTTTAGCTCAGACAATTGATCCTGACGACTTCTTACATGTCTGGGATATGCAAGGCTGGATGGCACACTATGAGAAGATGGTTAATACTTGGGTGAGTGGAGTATTAGCATCAAATGAAGAGATGGTTGCTCATATGAAAATTGCAGGTTGGCAAGTGCCAATGTATAATATCTCAGGATTAGCATTTGATCAAAATGAAGTTCGTAGTCGTGTAAAGAATATTAAACAATTCTCAGAACGTAAGAATCGAGTAGTATTCTCTGCAAGATTCGATCAGGAAAAGCAGCCGGGATTCTTTATGGATATTATAGAACATTTTGGGTCTAAATCGGATATTGAATTTGCGGTATTGTCGGGTGGTCCTTTACGTAGTAATGACGACTCCTATATAGACCGAGCAGTTGAATTAACTAAGACGCATCCCAATTTTAAGATATACGAAAATCTTAAGAAGGATGAATATTACGAATTGCTTGCAGATTCTAAAGTATTATTTAATTGTGCCCTGCAAGATTGGGTAAGTAACACTGCATCAGAAGCAGACGCATTAGGAACAAATTGTTTGTTCCCAGCCTACAGATCATTTCCTGAAACATTCGCAAATGATCCCGAATGTTTATATATTCCTTGGTCTAAAGAAGATGCCACAAATAAATTAGAGTGCTTATTAGAAACTCCTAGAAACGGTATTGGTAAATTGGCTAACTGGACCTCAGGAACTATTGACAGATGCCTCGATATTATGTTAGGATTAGATAACGGTAAGTGGAATAGAAACCAATCTAATTATAGAAATCATACATCTGAGACCAAGTATTAAATGACTAAGACTGTTATAGTTACAGGCGCCGCCGGTTATATCGGTGGCGCTATTTGCATAGAACTTATTACCAAAGGGTATTATGTAATTGGTATTGATCGCCGAGCATTACCTTCACATTTGGAAATATACTGCGATGAATTTATCCAATCCGATTTTATTGGGTATGGATCATTAATGCAAGTAGAAAAACAACCATGTGCAATTATACATTGTGCGGGTACAAGTTTAGTTGGACCTAGTATACAAAACCCTGAAGAATATTATGAAAACAATATTCAGAAAACTTTAGCATTTCTTAAATATATTCGTAGGCGTTCCCCGAATTCCAAATTTATCTTTAGCAGTAGCGCATCTGTTTATGGCAATCCTGATACCGATAAACCAATAACAGAAGAACAACCTACCAATCCTATTTCGCCGTATGGTGAATCTAAGTTGATGATTGATAAGGCTTTGCATTCGTTTAATATTGCGTATGGCATGAAATATGTAGCATTTAGATATTTCAATGCGTGTGGCGCAATACAAAATGGAATACACGGACAAGAAGCAAATGCGACCCATATTTTTCCTAAGGTGTTTGACGCAATTTTAGAAAATCAACCTTTTATATTAAATGGATCCGATTATAATACTAAAGACGGCACTTGTGTTAGAGATTATATTCACATAGCGGATATTGCTAATGCTCACGTAATGGCAATAGAAAAAAATATGCAAGGGATATATAATATAGGATCAGTTAGAGGATATTCTAATTTAGAAATTCTTAAAGAAGTGTCAAAATGCTTAGGTAAAAATGTATCTATTGAAGTAGCAGAAAAACGTATAGGTGATCCTGCGTATTTAATCGCCGATTCCGATAAATTATTTTCAGAGACGGGCTGGACAGCACGAAAAGATCTACGCACTATAATTAAAGATTTACATGATTGGTACTTCCCAGAGGCCTTAGGCGCTCATCCCTCTTAAAATATTCTGCGTGTCTTCTTTTAAACACGGAGACAAATAAAATGACAAACAAAAAATTCTTTTCTACAAAAACATACAGACAAATCGGACCAGTTGCTTATCGGCAATGGCGCGCCGATTCCCATTGCAATTTAATTCATGGTTATGCAATGAGTTTTCACTTTGAATTTGAAGCAGATACTTTAGATGCTCGCAATTGGGTTACTGACTTCGGAGGACTGAGACCACTTAAGGATAGTCTAGAAGAGTGGTTCGATCATACTTTACTTGTTGCTGAAGATGACCCTATGCGAGACGAACTACTACACTTAGGCAAAATTGGTCTGGCTAAAATTACAGAAGTAGAACGAACAGGGTGCGAAGGCATTGCTGATTTTCTATATGAATATATCAACACTATCTTTTTACCAAATTGCGGTGCAGAAGAAGCAAAAAGAGTTTGGTGTTGCCGTGTAGAAGTTCGAGAAACAGATTCTAATATGGCAGGTCGAAATGGACATCGTGAAGATAATGAATTCATCTAAAAATGAAAAAAACAAATATCGCAAAAGGTGCTCAAAGTAAAGATGAGTATGTAGGCGATTTAACTATTGCATTTATAAATCATAATACATCAGAATATCCGGTTACGGTGGGTGCAGTAAAATTTGCACCTGTTCCTGTAACTAAGCAAAAAGATTTGATGTTAAATGTTGCAAGATTGCATGCACAACAAGAATATGATAGAATTATGGAATTAGTTACTGTGCTACAAAAACAAGCACGTGGAATTAAGCATAGACTAGACTTCACGGATCAAGTACACGCCGCAGAATATTCGTTTCAATTATATCATGGACAAACCTATTGGTTGGCATTTGATAAAAAATTACAAAAAACAATTTTAATAATTAATGGGCCGAATGATTGGTCTACAGGTGCGCCAGCGCACTATGACTATATTACACGAGCTAAATGGTTAGGTGATCATACCTGGTTAGAAGTTGATGAAGAAGGAAATCCTGTAAATGAAAATAGCGTTAATTACTGATACGCACTTTGGGGCAAGGTCTGATTCGCAACCCTTTGATGCATACTTTAAAAGATTTTATCAAGAATCATTTTTCCCAGAATTACAAAAACGCAACATTAAAAATATTATTCATCTAGGTGATTGTTTTGATCGTCGGAAATATATTAATTTTAATTCTTTAAAATCTTGCCGAGAATATTTCTTTGATCAAACAAAATATCTTGGCATTACCATGGATATGATCATTGGTAACCATGATACATTCTTTAAGAATACCAACAATGTAAATTCCCCTGATCTATTACTTACTGAATATGCAAATATCAATGCATATAAAGATGCGACAGAAGTAGACTTTGGTGATTGTTCTATATTAATGATGCCTTGGTTGTGTGCTGATAATTACGAAGAATCGATGGCGCTAGTTAAAAAAACTAAAGCTACGGTATGCTTTGGGCATTTGGAATTAGCAGGATTTGTAATGTACAAAGGGCAAAATACGCAGGAGTCGCATGGCGGATTAGATTCTAAATTATTTAGCAAATTCGATTTAGTATGTTCTGGACATTTTCATCATAAGCATAGTGGCGGCAATATCCATTATTTGGGTAATCCATACCAAATGTTCTGGAATGATTTTGAGGATCCTAGAGGATTTCATATCTTTGATACTGTTACTTTAGAATTAGAATTTATTGAAAATCCTTTTACGATATTTGAAAAATATTATTATGATGACGATAAAGAAGATGTATCTACGATAGATATTACTAAATTTGCAAGTAAACTAATAAAATTGATAGTTGTAAATAAAAAAGATTTTATTAAATTTGATACGTTTATTGAAAATATATACAATCAAAATCCAATTGAATTAAAAATTATTGAGGACTTCTCAGAGTTTGAGGCAGAAGCCTTAGATGAGACAATTGACTTAGAAGATACCATGACTTTATTATCCAACTATGTTGATAGTATAGAAACAGATGCGGATAAAGACCGTATTAAAACTTTGATGAAATCGTTATACGTAGAAGCTCAAAATTATGAGGAAGCATGATAAAATTTAAGACTATACGTTGGAAAAACTTCTTATCAACAGGAGCACAATTCACAGAAGTTGGATTAGATAAATCAACTACCACATTAGTTGTTGGTGAAAATGGTGCCGGTAAAAGCACCATTCTTGACGCATTGTGTTTTGTTTTATTCAATAAGCCATTTCGTAGTATCAATAAGCCTCAATTGCTTAATACGATCAATGCTAAAAATTTACTAGTAGAGTTAGAATTTAATATTGGTCCCAAAGAATACAAAATTGTTCGGGGTATTAAACCCGGTATATTTGAAATTCATGTGCAGAACGTGTTATTGAATCAGGATGCCGCAGCGAAAGATTACCAAAAATATTTAGAAGATACTATTCTAAAATTAAATTATAAATCATTTACGCAGATTGTAATTTTAGGTAGTGCATCCTTTACCCCCTTTATGCAATTGCCGTTGGGTCATCGAAGAGAAATTATTGAGGATATTTTAGATATCCAAATATTTACAGTAATGAATTCGGTATTGAAGAATAAACAAACTGAAATAAAAAATTCAATTTTGGATATAGATTCTAAAGTAGAATTTGGTAAAAGCAAAGTTAAATTACAACAAGACTACATTAAAACTCTTGAAGATGATATACAAAAACGGGCAAAGGATACTACAGTATTAATTGAGACTGCAAATATTGCAATTAACGGTTTTACTACAGAGATAAACACATTAAAATCGCAAGTGGATGGATTAAAACTTACAATTTTAGATGATGATGAAACAAAGAAAAAAGAAAAACAAATACTTAAAGTATTAGACAAACTTAAAGAGAAGTCAAAGAAAGTAAATTCTGACATCACATTCTATCTTAACCACGATGATTGCCCTACATGCAATCAAAATTTAAGTGAGGACTTTAAGGATAAAACGATTACGGAACATAAGCATAAATCGTCTGAGGTTGCTGATGCAATACATGATTTAGAAAATCAAATAACCGATGTTAATTTGCGATTAGAAAAAATAGATGTAGTTAAAACTAAGATTGCAGAATTGAATGAATCTATTATTGAATTTAGCTCTAGTTTAATTGCCGAACAAAATTATATTAAAAAATTAGCAAAAGAGATTCAGGATAGTGCTACTAATACTACCAACATAGATGAGGAAAAAACTAAATTAAAGGCATTGGCTAAAGATGTTATTCTTTTGTCTGAAGAAAAAGGTAAGCAAACAGAAGAAAAACACTATTTTGAGATTGCGGGTATACTTTTAAAAGATACCGGAATTAAAACTAAAATTATTAGACAATATTTGCCAATCATTAATAAATTAGTAAACAAGTATTTAGTGGCAATGGATTTCTTTTGTCATTTTGAATTGGATGAAACATTCAATGAAACAATAAAGTCTAGGCATCGAGATGAATTTTCTTATGCATCATTTAGTGAAGGCGAAAAACAGCGTATTGATTTGGCGCTATTATTTACTTGGCGAACAATTGCAAAAATGAAAAATTGCGCTAGCACAAATTTGCTATTACTTGATGAGGTTTTCGATTCATCTTTAGATGCAAATGGTACAGATTATGTGATGAACCTTATAAATACTTTAGGTGACGAGACTAATGTATTTGTAATTAGTCACAAGGGAGATCTTCTATTTGATAAATTTAGAAGTGTTATAAAATTTGAGAAACACCAAAATTTCTCTAGAATACAAGGAAGTTAATATGGCAAATGATACTTGGCAGCTACAAACGCATACGGTAAATACCTACTGTTATTACACAGGAATATTTGATGATGAAATGCTTGACGATATTGTTACGTTGGGCGATTCTCTTTTATTAAAAAATGCAGAGGTTGGTGGAAATTTTGACACGCCGGGAGGCGAAAACGCAGATATTCGAAAAACAACTATTGGTTGGATTCCTACAAACGACCAAAATGCTTGGCTTTACAGAAAATTAACAGACAGCGTCTTTCAGGCAAATTCAAAATGGTTTAATTATGATCTTAACCATATTGAATCGCTACAATTTTCAGTATATAAAGAAGGTGATTTTTATGATGCGCACGTTGACCATCATTATCAAGGCGCGGGACAATACCCTAGAAAATTAAGTTTTACTATGCAATTATCGGATCCTTCGGATTATGAGGGTGGCGATGTAAATCTAATTACGTCCCACAACCCATTTGCAATCCCAAAAGAGCGCGGAACAATCACATTTTTTCCTTCGTATACCTTGCATGAAGTTAAACCCGTTACCAAAGGAATCCGAAAAGCATTAGTTGGTTGGATCCATGGACCCAATTGGAAATAAAAAATGGCTAACAAAATTCCTTTAGAGTATCTAGAATTAGATAACGATTTTGGTTTCACCGCAGTAAATGAAAAAGATGTTACTGAACCAATATTGGCAGAAGCCAAAACATCTGTAGATAGCGAAACCAAATTGAAGTTGCAGACTTTGGAAAAAATGGTTATGCCCCTTTTGGTTAATTTGATGAAGAATCCCGAAAAAGAATACATACATTGGCCAAATCGGGTTCCGCTCATAGAGAAACAAATTGAACGAATTTTAGCTATAACTAGGGCTTGACAACTGCTCCTTTAGGTGTTATAATATAGAAAAGCCCAGAGGAGACCCATATGATAGCCGATTCGAAATCTATATTAGCAAAGCTTCTAGCATCCGAAAACATTCAAGTAGAACACAAGAAAGTTTCTACCGCATACTTTGATACTAAAAATCGAGTTATGGTCATCCCTATTTGGAAGTCCATGACTCCGTTTTTATATGATTTGCTTCTAGGTCATGAGGTTGGTCATGCATTGTTTACTCCACCTGAAGGTTGGCATGACCAAGTATTAGATGGGTCTAAGAAAGGCTTCAAAACATATTTAAATGTTGTCGAAGACGCTCGCATTGAAAAATGTATTCAAGAAAAGTTTCCGGGGTTGAAGGTATCCTTTAAAAAGGGATATGCTGAACTAATGCAAAAAGACTTTTTCGGAATTGAGAAAAATGAATGGGACATCAACACGCTACCTTTAATTGATCGTATCAATTTACACTATAAGGTCGGTTCATATTTAAACGTGCAATTCAAAGATGATGAACAATATTTCTTAAAACGAATTGATGGTATTAAAACGTGGGATGACGTTGTTTCTGTATCTAACGAATTGTATGAATATGGTAAAACAGAACCAAAATTGCAAAATTTTGATGATGTCGATTATGTTGAGGATATGGATGATGATTTTGATTCGGAAGATGATACTTGGGAAGAAGAGGAATCTGATTCCGAGTTCGATAAAAAGAGCAGAAAAACAAAAAATAGACGAGGATCGGATATTGGCGAGTTTGATCCAGAGTCAGTAACTGATAAATTTTTTCGGCAAATGGAAAATCAACTTGTCGACGATTCAGTAAAGCCATACCTTTATGTCAATATGCCTGAGGTTGATATTAGTAAAGTCATTGTACCGTATAAAACAATTCAGAAATTCTACACAAAATTTCGGTATCAAGATTATACACTTAATGTTGATACTTTAGATGCATTAGCAATTACACAATCAGAAAAAGCAAAAGAACATTTGTATAAAAAGTTCTTAGAATCGAATAAGAAATATATAGGTTATTTGGTTAAAGAATTTGAGCTTAAAAAGAATGCTAAACAATATGCAAGGGCATCTATTGCTAAAACTGGCAAATTGGATATGAAAAAAATTCATTCTTATAAGACTAATGATGATCTGTTTAAACGAATGACAATTGTCCCAGACGGTAAATCTCATGGGTTATTGATGTTCGTGGATTATTCTGGGTCTATGGGTGAAAGTATTCAAGCAACAATTGAGCAAACCTTAGTTTTGGTAATGTTCTGCAGAAAAGTAAATATTCCATTTCGTGTATATGCATTCACCGATCTACAGAATGATTCAATTAATATTGAACTAGGTATGGAAACTCCAAATACAGAGGACCCGGCTACATATTTTAGAGCTCGTAGTGTGAATGGATTGGGTAGATTTTCAAAACGAGTAAATGATTTGCATGTTGATGATGTTGCATTCAGATTGCGCGAATATGTATCAAGCGAAATGAATTCAAATGATTTTAAAGATGCAGTTAAATATTGGTTGCTTGTGGGAGAATTGATGACTTCTCGGTATAACCATAGGGGTAGCAGAAATCCTGGGGTCAGTGAATTTTTGAGAAATTCGGAATTTGAACAATTGAATGGCACTCCTTTGAATGAAGCAATTATTTCTGCAATCGATATTACGGAAGCTTTTAGAAAACAGTATAAATTAGATGTCGTCAATACAGTATTTTTAACCGACGGCGATTCAAACGATACGGGGGCAGTATATAAAGAAAATGATAAATATCTCAATTACTACGATAAGTATGGGAATAATTGTAATGTCATTATTCGGCACACTAAGACTATGCTGGAAGGTAAGAAAATTCCTAACGCGGAATTAACTACTGGATTGCTCGATTTACTGAAAAAAGTATCCGGTGCAAATACAATTGGGTTTTTTATTGCTCCTAGATTTGGAAGGAACGTTGTTATGAACAGAATTAGTAAAACAGGTAAATACGTTCATAATTTTGATCAGCAATATAAAACGGCAAAACAACAAAAATTCTTTATGTTAAATGATGTTGGGTATGATGATTTCTATATTATTCCTGGTGGAAAAGATTTGGAAATCACTGAAGATAATTTGGTTGTTTCGGCAGGAGCCAAAAAGACAGAGATTAAAAACGCATTTATGAAAATGCAAAAAAGCAAATCTATTAATCGAGTTCTTTTGAGTAGATTCGTTAGTAAAATTGCTTGACACAAATTGCAATAGGTGTTATAATATGATGTAGCTTTTAACTTTTGAGGATTATATTATGTCTAGAACGCATTACAGTGAGCAGCAACGTACCGAATTAGTTATTAAATTAGAAGAAGAATATGGTAGCAAAGTATCTAAAGATCAAATTTTAGAATTTTGCGATATGCGAAATTTGCCGAATCCGCATTTTTTAGTTTCTCGAAAAGATATCAAGGTCAATAAAGTATATGACCTTAGTCTATTAAATTCTTCGACTATTAGCGATCCTTATATGAATGATACTCCGATTGTAGCGCCCACCCCATCCGCACAAATTCTGCCTTTGAAGCAACGTAAAATGGTTTCAGAGATTGATAACTCTGTGCCAGCAAAAGATAATACGTATGTACCGTTTGGCTTTTTTAAGCAACTGGAACAAATTTTAAAATCAAGAACATTTTATCCGGTCTTTATTACTGGTCTATCGGGCAATGGCAAAACTACAATGGTCGAACAAGTGTGCGCAAAACTTGGGCGAGATTGTATTCGGGTAAATGTTAGTATTGAAACAGATGAAGAAGATCTAATCGGCGGTAATACATTGCTAGATGGCAATGTCGTTTATCGTGAAGGGCCTGTACTAATGGCTATGCGCCGAGGCGCAGTTCTTTTGATCGATGAAATTGATCGAGGTTCAAATAAACTAATGTGTATGCAAAGTATTCTTGAGGGCAAGCCATTGTTCAATAAGAAAACTGGTGAAATGATTTATCCTACCGAAGGATTTACTGTAGTTGCTACTGCAAATACTAAGGGTCGAGGTACAGATGACGGCCGCTTTATTGCAGCACAAATTTTGGACGAGGCATTTCTTGAACGCTTCCCTATTACGGTAGAACAAGAGTATCCGTCGACTACTGTTGAACGAAAAATTCTGCAAAATAAAATGGAATTTTTTGGTAAAGTTGATTCTGAATTTTCTGAGAAACTTATTACGTGGGCAGACATTATTCGTAAGACTTTTCTTGAGGGCGGCGTAGATGAAATTATCAGCACTCGCCGATTGGTAAATATCGTGCAGGCGTACTCAATTTTTAACAATCAAGAAGATGCGATTCAATATTGCATTAATCGATTCGACGATGATACTAAGTCCGCATTTATGGATTTGTATCAAAAAATGAGCAATCCGTTGCGTCAGGAAACTACTTCGGAAACAGTATACGATGATACTAAGTCCGCATTTATGGATTTGTATCAAAAAATGAGCAATCCGTTGCGTCAGGAAACTACTTCGGAAACAGTATACGATGACGGCGAACCTCTTATTAGTAGTCCACAAATTTAATTGATACAGTATAGCGTACGCAAGTACGCTATACCTACGTATATGCACACTAATGAAAATACTTATGATACGTTTATTCCTAGATGGTTTGGCCGTTTAGGTAACAACATACAACAAATATCTAACGGAATTTATTTCTGCAGAGATAACAAAATACATTTTACATCTCCAGATCACCCGATGATCGAAGCCATTGATTTGAATTTTGGCGACAATAAATTTGCCATACCGCCAAATTCTCACAATTGGTTTTACTTTTTCAATGGTTCAGATGCCGACTTTAGTACAGACGTCGATGCTTTAAATTTTCATCGCAAACATATCTGCGAAGAATATATATTACCTAAACTTAAAATTAATCATAAAGAACTAGATGAACCATTGCCCGACGATGTATTGGTGATACATATTAGAAGCGGCGACATATACACTCATTGGCCATCTTCTCACCCACAAAACCCCTTTGCGTACTATGTAAAACTATTCAATATGTATTACGGTAAAGTTATTTTTCTTGTAGAAGATCTGCGTAATCCGATTGTAGATTATTTTTCTAAAATTACAACCGATACAAGAGTGTGTTCTATTGAAGATTCCTACTCTCTTTTGCTAAGAGCAAAAAATATTGCGTCGTCGGGGGCAGGTTCTTTTGTTATTGGTGCCGCTCTTTGTTCTAAAAATATTAACAAATTTTATTGCACTGATCTTTGGCTACCGAATAGCATAAATCCTACTATGCTAAAAGATCATCTTGAGGTATACTGCGCACACCTAACAGGTGATAAATATATAAAAATTGGTGAATGGCATTCCTCCGCTGAAACCATTGATAAGATTTTAAATTATAACGAAGATATATTATTTGGGAGATTATAACATGAATAAAAAAATTGCCTTAATCACAGGCATTACCGGTCAAGACGGGTCTTATCTTGCAGAGTTACTACTAGAAAAAGGATATGAGGTACATGGCGTAGTTCGTCGTAGCTCGTCTAGAAATACTGGTAGAATAGACCATATCTATAGTAATCCAAATTTACATTTGCATTATGGCGACATAACGGATTCGTTAACCATAATGAATATTCTTAAGAAACACAATCCATCTGAAATTTATAATTTAGCAGCACAGAGTCACGTAATGGTTTCCTTTGAGACTCCTGAATATACTGCAAGTGTGGACGGCTTAGGTACTCTAAAATTACTTGAGTCTGTTAGAATTTTAAATATGGATAAAACAACTAAAATTTATCAAGCATCAACATCGGAATTATATGGATTGGTGCAAGAAACTCCGCAAAAAGAAACAACCCCATTTTATCCTAGATCGCCGTATGGTGTAGCTAAGTTATATGCATATTGGATAGTTAAAAATTATCGAGAATCATATAATATGTTTGCGTGTTCAGGAATTCTATTCAATCACGAATCGCCTCGGCGCGGATTTAATTTTGTGACTAAAAAAATTGTAGATGGGCTTGTTAATATTAGCGGTGGCTACCAAGATTGTTTATACATGGGCAACTTAAATGCTATGCGAGATTGGGGACACGCGAAGGATTATGTTCGAGCAATGTGGATGATGCTGCAACAAGATAAGCCGGATGATTTTGTTATTGCGACGGGCGAACAATATTCAGTCAAAACATTCATCGAAAAATGTGCACCTTATTATGGTATGTCTATTCGTTGGGAAGGCGCCGGCGTAGATGAAGTGGGTATTGATAATAATTCAGGAAAAACTATTATTCGTGTAGATCCTAAATATTTTAGACCTGCGGAAGTAGAGACTCTACTAGGAGATTCGACTAAAGCTAGAACTATTCTTGGATGGTCGCCGGAATATACATTTGATATGTTAGTAAAAGAAATGTGTATGGAGTTTAACTAATGTTCCCTCCTTCATATCGAAATATCAATAAAATAATTACGGAAAAATATTTAAATTATGATTTTGGATTTTTTATTGAAGTAGGCGGGGCAGATGGATATACTCAAAGTAATACTTGGTATCTTGAAAAATACAAAAATTGGACAGGAGTTTTAGTTGAACCAAATTCGGATTCTGCAGAAATGTGTCGAAATAACAGACCAGATTCTAGCGTATTTAATTATGCATTAGTTGATCGGGAGTATCCAGATTCGGAAATAACAATGGTACGTAGAGTGGTGTATCAAGGCGATCCCGGACTTATGACTGCGGCTAAAGATTCTCCGTTAAGAAATAATTCCGATTGGATGCAACCGACAACAAGCATAGATAAAACTGAAGAATTTACTATACGTACTACCACACTTGATGAAATATTAGAATCTTTAGATATTAAAACTGTTGATTTCTTTTCTTTGGATGTTGAAGGTTATGAAGTACAAGTATTAAAAGGATTCAATTTGGAAAAATATTTGCCAAAGGTTATACTAATAGAATGGCATGACGATATACAAACTATTTCCGATGTCTTATCTAATACCCATAAGTTAGCAGAACAACTATCTAAACATGATTATGTTTTTATTTTAAAATAGGATAGTAAAATGGAAATGTATAAAAGTAGTAAAATATTTGTTGCTGGTCATAAGGGATTAGTTGGTTCAGCAATAGTAAATAAGTTGCGAAGCGAAGGATTTAATAATCTTGTTTTGCGAGATAAGGAATCTCTTGATCTTAGAAATCAATTGGAGGTTAAAGAATTCTTTAAAGCGGAAAAACCAGAATTTATATTTCTTGCTGCAGCAAAAGTCGGAGGAATAAATTGGAATTATACTCATCCCGCCGACTTTATCTATGACAATCTTCTAATACAATCAAATGTTATAGATTCTGCATATAGAAATGGAGCTAAGAAATTATTGTTTTTAGGATCGGCTTGCATCTATCCTAAGGTGACCCCCCAGCCAATTAAAGAAGAATATTTGTTGACTGCGCCATTAGAACCAACTAATGAGGGTTATGCTTTAGCAAAAATTACTGGTCTAAGAATGTGCGAATATTATAGACGGCAGTATGGTTTCAATGCGATTAGTTGTATGCCTGCAAATTTATATGGACCCAATGATAATTTTATACCGGAACACGGGCACGTTATTCCTGGCATTATTACAAAGTTAAGAAATGCCATCATTAACAATGATGACACGATTGAATGCTGGGGTGACGGTACTCCTACACGAGAGTTTTTATATGTAGATGATCTTGCAGACGCATGCGTCTTTCTAATGCAAACTTATAATGAGGCACAGTTCATTAACGTGGGTAGTAATGAGGAATTAACAATTAAAGATTTAGCAGAAAATCTTAAATCCGCAATGGGGTTCACCGGAGAAATAGTTTGGAATACAGATAAACCGAACGGTACACCTAGACGTAAAATGGATAATAGTAAATTGAATGCACTTGGTTGGAATGCCAAAGTAGATTTTAACGAAGGGCTAAAACGTACAATAGAATGGTATAAAAAAGAAAAGGGGATGCTATGAGATGGCCGTTGATGGGTGAAACAATTACATTCACCGATAGATTAAAAATGGCATATTTTGCCATGACTGCTGATAAATTCACTAACGGTGAACGAGTAAAGCAGTTTGAAAAGGAATGGAGTACTTGGTTAGGCGCAAAACATTCTTTATATGTATCCTCAGGTAGTACAGCAAACTTTTTACTGATTGCCGCCGCAAAAGAATTATACAATTTAAAACCTGGCGACAAGGTATTAGTGCCGGCATGTACATGGATGACAAATGTTGCCCCTATTATACAGTTAGGATTAACTCCTATCTTCTGCGATGTTAATCTATCAAACTTTAGTTTTGATCTAACTGATGCTATTAAGATATCTAAAAAGCATGATATTAAAATGGTATTTGTTACGCACCTATTAGGATTTTCTGCAGATAACGAAGTACTAAAACGCATATTTACAAACGCAATTATTTTAGATGACGTATGCGAATCGCATGGGTGTACAGACATTGCCGGAATTAAACGAGGCGCAAATAGTATGGGAGCTACCTTTAGCTTTTACTTCGGGCATCATATGTCTACAATTGAAGGTGGCATGATATCTACAAACAACGATGATCTTTATGATTTAATGAAGATGAAACGCAGTCATGGTTTTGCTAGAGAGTCCACTCGGTTTGCCGAATATGCAGAAACATATAAGGATATAGACAAACAATTTTTATTCATAACAGACGGATATAATTTTAGAAACCATGAAATTTGCGCCGTGCTTGGTTCATCTCAACTAAAGCGATTAGATGAGATGATAACTATTCGGAATAAAAATCATGAAATATTCTGTAAAATTATTGACAAATATCCGCATCTGTTTTATAATATTAAAAACTCTATAGGTAATAGTAGTTTCTGTTTGCCGTTTATCTGCAAGTCGCCAGAAATAATGAGGGCAATGAAAGATACGTTTACAAAAAATGGTATAGAATATCGACCGGTAGTATCAGGTAATTTATTGCGTCAACCGTTTTTAGCAGAATATAGTATTGACACCGATAAAGAAATAACAAACGCAGATATTATTCAGACACAGGGTGTGTATATTGGCAACAATCACTTTGTTACTTTGGAAGATATGAGATTTTTAGATAAAGTTGTAGGAGAAATATATGTCAACATTGGGTGAAAGTATAGAAGCAATTATTAAAAATACAGTCGATCGGGTATGTCAAGAAGATATGCCGGATTCGGAATATATCGCAACAGATAATCTAGGCGAGATTATTGAGAAATTAGCAATTATTCATATTCGTATGTGGATGTTAGAAGATGCGATGCAAGCAGCAAAAACAGATGCAGAACTTGCAGAATTGAAACGCAAGGTTGATATTTGCTTTAAGGTTAAGCGTCCTAAATACGTACAAGCAATTAACACTATGGTGGATGACGCAATTCGAACGAACAAATCGTTAAAAGAAGATTCAGTAAAATTATATAAAGGTGTAGATAATGGCTAAAATTGTATTCTTTAATCATTACCATAGAGGCGATTTGTTGACGCATAAAGAATATGTTCGTCAATTAAAACGAGAATTGCCTGATTTAGAATTTGAGTATATGCATTTTAATCATTCTAAATTAACTAGGGATTTAGATATTCCGAAGGTAGGACAACCTACCGATTTAGATGCAAAGACTCCGTTCTATCAGGAAGAAGATACTCTGTATATTAATACTTGGATAGGATGTTTCTGGGATATATTCTGTGAGCATGGCGGAATTAATATGGATTCGCTTTGGCATCAATGGCAGAAAATTTTTGAAACCATTAATGCGGCATTTAGTGTGGAGTTAAAACTAAACACAGAAAAAGAATTTTATTTGCCATCTATAGATTTTAGTAGATTTGACACTACTACTATTGATGAGTATTTAAGTGAATCTATTGGTATTAAGAAAATTCTAATCTGCAATGGTGCGCCACAATCAGGACAATCATTCTCATATAATATGTCTGATTTTATTCATAGCACTGCTAAAGAAAATTCTGACGTACATTTTATTTGTACTTCAAAATTTGATACTGAAGAAACAAATATTCTATTTACTGATGATATCATTAAAGACACAGAACTCGAAGATGAAAAACGTGCACCATGGGAAGATAAAGGATTTTGCGACCTTCAAGAAATTTCATATTTGAGCGAACACGTAGATGGTATTGTTGGTAAGAATTCTGGTCCTTTTGTATTTTGCGAAACAAAAACAAATTATATGAATTCAACCAAGAAGTTTTTATCGTATAATGTTAGTTGGGGAGAAGCATTCCATACCGGTGCGAAAAAACCAACAGAAACAATGTCGAATAATATGAATCTTAAATGCGATTATAAAATTGTTCCTATTTCAGATATTCATAATTTAACAGATGCTGATGCAACTAATATTAAAAACTCTTTAAACGAACTAGCGAATAGCCTATGAAAAAATTAAAATTGGGTTTTACCGATACACATGAACATTTATCTACATTCTTTGCTAGTCTGTTAGCTAATAGATTTGATGTAGAAATTGATAACGAAAATCCCGATTATTTAATTTTTGGCGATGATAATTTCGGAACAAACAATACTAAATTCGATAAGAAGGATGTAGTTAAGATTTTCTATACTGGAGAAAATCGTCGTCCAGAGGATTATGATTGTCATTATGCAATATCCTTCGATCACAATTACAGCAATTGGCATTATCGTTTACCGTTATTTGTAATCTATATGTGGTCGTTAGATCAAATTCATAATACTGGTTATGACTATTATCACATTCTTCAGGATAATCTACCTAAGGAAAAAACAGATTTTTGTTCTTTTGTTGTAGGAAATCCTAAATGCGAAATACGTAATGACTTCTTTCGACGTTTAGGTAAGTACAAAAAAGTTGACAGTGGCGGCACACTATATAATAACATTAATGCTAGTCTTGACGGGGAACAAGCAAAGATTGATTTTCTATCCTCAAGAAAATTTAATATTTGTTTTGAGTCGAGTGCGAATCCGGGTTATGTGACAGAGAAAATTCTACATGCATATTATGCAAAGACTATCCCTATTTACTGGGGTAGCCCAACAATAACTGCAGATTTTAATCCGCTATCCTTTATCAATGTAAATAATTTCTATGATTTAGATGCAGTAGTAGATTATGTTAAGATGATTGATAACGACGATGACCTATATAATAGAATCCTAGCAGCAAGTCCTTTTGCTGGAAATATACCTAGAGATTATGTTATGCTAAATAATTTCTTAAATTGGTTTGAATCGGTAGTTTATAATAAAATTGACATGAGAGAAGAATGAAAATACAAACCTTCATTTTTAATTGGGTAGGCCAATACGACAATACGTATAACAAAGAACTACAATTAAAAGATTTCAATCCTGTTATTATTAACAGCGACGAAATCTACAACGATATTCCTGAATGGCATCACATTGGGAATGATGCTTATTTTGGTGCGCAATTTGCCAAAGCAGTTGAATTATTTTTAGAGACCGACAATGAAGTATTATTTCATATACAAGGTGATGCATCATATAATGACTGGCCTAAACTATATGACGATGCAAACAAATATTTTGAGATGTCAGATTGGGGCATTTATGCACCTAATGTAGATTATACATGGTATGACTCTAGCAGAACAGATATTAATAGTTTATATTTTCCGATTGACGGATTAAAAATTGTAGCAAACACAGATTGCACTTGTTGGTTCATCCATAGAGATATTTTAAAACTCTACAAAGAACGTAATCTAAATCTTGAACAATATAAGATGGGTTGGTCTTGGGATATTATATTACCTAGCCTATGTTTTATTAATCAGCGACCTGTAATACGAGACTACAATCATACAATTCAGCATCCGCTAGGTACAGGATATGATACTAACCAAGCAGAAAAAGAAATGCAACAGTTATATGATACTTTGCCCGAGGATCTTCAAGAAGCGTTTCGATACATCAAAGGTGATCGGGAAAATTTAACCAAATATTATCAGACGCCGGCATGAAAAAAATTATAGCGTTTAGTCTTTGGGGTAATAATCCTAAATATTGTGCCGGAGCAATACGCAATGCACAATTAGCTAAAACAATTTTTCCAGAATGGATATGTATTTTTTATTATAATGATACCGTACCTTCAACCTACATTAAAATTTTAAACGAATTTAATAATGTAGAATTAGTACGAATTGCCGATGGATCATTTGGAGCATTTTGGCGATTTTTTGATATGCTCGAAGATACAATTGTTATATCTAGAGATTGTGATTCTCGGTTATCGGAAAGAGAAAAACGCATTGTAGATGATTGGTTACTTAGTAAAGAAAAAATGTGCGTAATACGAGATCATATTAATCACTACGAGTTTCCAATGCTGGCAGGTATGTGGGGTATTAAAAATGGACTTCATATAAATTTGCATAAACCTATGGAACAATATTGGTATACGCATTCTTATTTGGTGGATCAATTTTATTTGCGAGATGTTGTATGGCCGGTGTTAAAAGATAATTGTAAAATTTATGGTATCAAGGAAACTGCTTGGATGCGAGAAACATATGAAAGTATTGGTATGGACTTTATTGGTCAAACATATTCAGAAGATGAATCTCCAGTATATCCCGGCGCTTTAGTATAGGGTTAAAATGGGTATCGCATTATTACATCATACAGGGTTAGGTGACCATTTCATGTGCAATGGTCTTGTTCATCAATTAGCTGATAAGTATGGGGAAGTGGATTTGTTCTGCAAAGAGCATTTGTATAAAACTATCAATCACTTATACATGGATTTTCCTAACATAAAAATTATCCCGATTA